ATGGATCAGGAACCTGCCGGGTAAGTCGGCCACTAATGATTCGAACGACGGCGCCTGCACGTTCAGAGCTGCAATAGAGACACAAATAGAAATAGACTACCAACTCAGCCAGGCCGGCCGAGGCCTGAAGTACAGCAGTGACCCAACGCTATTGATTAAAGAACCGGCGGCCAGTGATGCCCAGATAGTTAAAGGCGCTGGTAACGCCCTGGTCGTCAGTGAAAGAGGTGACGCCAGATTACTGGAGATCGGCGGCACCGCATCGGCAGCGGTAATCGAATACGTGCGGACTTTGCGCGAACTGGCATTAGAAAGTGTGCATGGGAACCGTGCAAACGCCGATCGCCTGACGGCGGCGCAATCCGGGCGGGCTCTCGAATTAATGAACCAGGGACTGCTGTGGCTTGCTGACAACTTGCGAGTGAGCTACGGAGAGACTGCATTGCTAAGCCTTGCACGAATGGTCGTTCGTGCATCCCACCTCTATTCACTCCGCACAATGGAAAGGGAGGTTCCAGCACTCGATACGTCCGCCCGCTTGTCGATCAAATGGCCCCGCTGGTATCCTCCTACAGCAGATGATCGTCAGAAAGACGCTCAGACCCTGACCACCCTTGTAACCGCCGGATTGATCAGCCGCGAGACAGCGGTAAAGGCGATTGCCGACACCTTCGACATTGAGGATGTCCCTAACGAGCTGGCTGGCATCGCGGCAGACGTAACTACCGGAACACAGTGATGACAGAAAACCCGAATATAGCCGAACCAAACACAAATGATGTCGAGGAGCTTCGCATTAAAGCTGGACTCTTGGAACAAAAGCTCAATGAATTCAAGGAACAGTCGGACAGACGACTGATACTGGCAGAAATGAAGGCCGAAGCGATCCGTGCCGGAATGATAGACCTAGACGGTCTGAAACTTCTGGACCTCTCGGAGATGAGACTTAACGAAAAGGGGGATATCGAGGATGCCATCGGATTGATGGGGCAATTCAAAAAGGCCAAACCATGGCTGTTCGGAGCGCCATCGTCGTCCACCCCGTTGAGCGCTCCGTCAGTCCTACCCCCACGCCAGAAGCATGCCACAGAAATGACAAACGCAGAATACGCAGTCGCTCGCGCGGCGCTGTTAAAGCAGCGTTATTAGTCCACAAGATACTTATATTTTTTAGTAGATAAAAGGGACCGTTTATGGGAATCCAAAACTTTCCTCTAGCTTTACAGCCCATCATACAGCAGGGCTTTCTCGAACGCGAATTTGAGCAGGCACTTCGCTCACGGCTAGGATATCGGGCGTGCGCAGATCGGGAGTCCTTCGCTGTCGGGATTGGCGAAACCCTTACTAAGACACGTGTGGGGCTTAAGCCCACAGTAACCACGCCACTAGCTCCAGCTACGAACACGAATTTCGACAACGGCTTGAGTGCGACTACTTGGAGCGTAGAGCAGTACACAATCACGATCAACCACTACGCTGCCACAACCGATCTTAACATGGTAACCGCCAGGGTGGGCATCGCCTCGCAGTTCCTGCAAAATGCCTATGTTAACGGCGAACAAGCGGCACGCAGTCTCGACGAATTGGCTCGGAACGCTCTGTTTAACGCATACTTTGGTGGAAACACTCGAGTACGGGTAACACTTGGTAGTGCCGGGCCGTCTCTAGCAGTCGACGATATTCGCGGCTTTTTGATGGCCTTTGTCAATGGCGTCCAACAATCGGTCAGTGGCTCCAACACCTTGACAGTCACGGTCGGGGCAAACGTCTATACGCTGGTGGGCGCCGTAGCGGACGCAACCAATGCTTCCACGACACCAAACGGTGTATCTGGCGTACTAACGTTCTCAACCAACGTCTCTGTCAGCGACGGCACTGCAGGAAACACGGTAACGGCTGCAAACGCGTGCGTGATCATCAGACCATCGCAACGCAGCAACACATCTCAAATCGTCGCCACCGACACGCTAGCCATGTCCTGCCTGCTTGACGCCGTCTCTAAGTTGCGGATGAACGCAGTCCCGGAAATTGATGGGTCTTATAACTGCTATCTGGATCCAGTATCCGCGCGCCAATTGTTTGCCGATCCGGATTTCAAACAACTCTTCCAGGGGGCCACGTCTGCTAACCAGGTATTCCGGCAAGGCATGACAAATGACTTCTTGGGCCTGAGGTTCATGCCGACTACCGAGGCATTTGTTCAGCCACACCCCAGCCTCGCAGGCCTCATGATACGTCGCCCCATCATCTGTGGGCAGGGAGCGCTGGTAGAAGGGGACTTTGCCGGTATGGCTGCCGAAGACGTGGCTCCGGCGGATTCGATCGTCGTGGTTGTCGACGGAGTGGCCATGGTGACTCGCGAGCCAATAGATCGATTGCAACAGATCATTGCTCAGTCCTGGTATTGGATGGGTGGCTTCTGTGCGCCGTCAGACACAACAACGAACTCAAGTACGGTCCCGACTGCCACTAACGCCGCATTCAAGCGCGCGGTGATGGTAGAGCACATCGGCTGACGTCAAAGAGGGCGGACTTATATTTCACTTGTACCACTGGCCTGTTCCGGCCGGAGGTGCCGGTCTTGTTGAATCCTGGCACAACCTCGGCCTGGAGTCGACGGTGGATTGGTCACAATGACATTAACAGACTCCGAGAAGACTGACGCACGGCGGTTTTGCGGTTATCCCGCATATGGCGCCGCTCCAGTCGGGTTTCAAACATGGCGATTCTATCAAGTTTACGGACTGCTCGAATTCCGACTCAATAATCTTTCGCTTCCGGAAACCGGGATATTAAGGCGTTACTTGGGAACCCTGACCGTGCTCGAAATGGCAGTGCCTCGCTCAGCCGAAAACCTTGACACAGACATTGCAGCCGTTTGGACCAGGAATCGTGATGAGACACGCGATCGGACTAAACTATTCGACGACTGGCGCAGAAGGTTGTGCGGGTTCCTTGGAATTCCTCCGGGTCCAGCGCTGAGCAACAGCGGCATTTCTCTGGTAGTTTGAAATGAACCCCGACCACCTCGAAGACCGTATCCGCTGGGGCTCCAATGTGGCAGCGAGAGCTGTCGGTGTAATGACGAACGCCTACCGACCAAGCAGCTCACACAACCCACTCGCAACACAAAACAGATTCCTTCGTCTTCATGCTGCATTTGGCGGCCTTGATGGGAGTCATGCCAAACCAAATGGGTATGGCAATGCGCTATGGTGTGGCATATTTGACGCAGCATACACTCGCCCTGGCGATTATCTGACGCAAAGCAAGACCAGCTGGTTCATAGCGTCGCAGCAAAGGTTGCTGCCCGTTCTGTGTGTGAAGACCAACCGAGTGATCTCGTTCACTCGTCCAGCAGCACAGCCCAACTCCGGGGTAAACACGTATGGCGGTATAACGGCTGCAAATGTCACCTCGCTCATGACCAATTGGCCAGCAAGCGTACTGGTCACACCGAGAGAAGGTCATCCTCTTGCAAGCCTGCCAAACAATACATCAGTCTCCTATTGGACAGTCTTGCTGCCGGCACGCCCCGAGGTTGTGATACAGACTGGCGACTTGATGTCCGACGACCTCGCACGTAATGGTGTCGTTGCAACTACCGAGTTAACTGACCTCGGCTGGCGGCTAGCAGTAAGGCAGGCAACAACCTGATGGCTGATCAGTCAGATGTCGAGAATGCGTTGGTCGAACTCGCTGCCAACGCAATATACCCAAATGGCCCTGGTTCATCAAGTCTTCCTGGGCCAGAGTGTCGGATGTACCGCGGCTGGCCGAATTCCGCGGCGCTTAATGCAGACCTTGCAGCGGGTGTGATCAATATTACGGTATTTCCAAAGGGCGAGCCGGGCCATAATACAACACGATATGCACCTCGCTGGCTTTCCTCTCCAGCAAATCCAACGCTTACTGCGTCCGTTTCCGGCGTATCGGTTACCATTGGTGGCACGGCAAGCGCGGGCCAACTCGTTGGCATATGTGCGAACAACTGCAGTTACGTTTACGAGTCGCAACCTGGCGATATCCCGGAGACCGTAGCAGCAAACTTGGCGGCTTCTGCGCGCGCTAACTGGATCGTCAACTTGTCTGGTACGACGTTAGCAATTCCTGGCGCCAGCAGTCTATTGGCACGAGT